AGAAGTTAGCTGCTTTAAATTCTAATACTGCTACTCGTCATATTTTAAACGGGAGTTTATATATGTACAGAACTCTTGCCGAAGGTTTGTCTTATCGTATCTCTGATATTTTAGAGTACTCTGACTTTACTGATGAGTTTATAAATCAGATAGGTAAATACAATGTTAGTATTCTACGGGAGATTTCAGATTTATATATCTATGACTTTGGAATCTTTATTGAGGTAGCTCCTGATGAAGAACAGAAAGCACAGCTTGAAGCTAATATAAATATGGCGTTAAGTAAAGGTGATATTAACCTTGAAGACGCAATTGATATTAGAGAGTTGAAAAATATTAAGCTTGCTAATCAACTGCTTAAATTAAAAAGAGCTACTAAACAAGAGAAAGAAGAGCAGGCGATGTTACAAAAGCAAGCTATGGAAACAGAGCGACAGCTTAAGTCACAACAAATGGCTGCAGGTGTAGCTATGGAAAAGCTTAAAGCGGAGACACAATCTAAGATGCAGATTAAGCAGGCAGAGATAGCGTTTGAAATTGAGAAGATGAATAATGAAGCTAAGTTAAAGCAAATGCTTATGGAGCAAGAGTTTAATTACAATCAGCAGCTTCGTAATATTTCTGAGACAGCTCTTCAACAGCGAGAGACACAACGTGAGGACGCTAAGTCTGAACGTATAAGTCAACAGAATAGTGAGCAGAGTAAACTTATAAATCAGCGAAAGAATAACTTACCTCCTCAGAACTTCGAATCAAATGAGGATAGCTTAGATGGATTTGACTTAGCTGAGTTTTCACCAAGATGATATGGCAATACCTACAGGAACAAAATTTCATGGTGTAGCTCCGGAAGTAGATACAGAAAATAGAGGTTCAGCTTTAGCTAACTCATGGCGTGATGCCTATACTATTGAGGAGTTAGCAGAGGCAATCAATATCATAATTGAGGATACTCAAGTCACTAGGTTAGTACCTCACTTTCAATTAGCAACTCCCGGGGGTAGCGACACCTATACTCAAAGCAATAATATTGTTGACTTTGATTGGTCAGGCGCGGCGGGTACTTATGAATATATCCTTCCAAGTGCCGCAGCTATTCCTTATAGAAAGATAAGGTTTGTAAACAACGCAACAATAACAGCGTCTAACAAGGTTCACATTACCGCTCCCGTAGGAGAGACTATTGATGGGACTTCCTTTTATGAGATTAACAAAGCATATAATGGTTGTGCTGTATGGTCTGATGGAACGGAGTGGATTGTTATCCAAGCCAAAGCTTAAATAAAATTGTATTACTTTTGTAAAAATTAAATCTATGGAAATCAAAGTACGTGAAGTAAGTTCGGCAAGTAAGTCGAAACAAGAAATTGAACAAGAACTCCTCAATAAGCACGAGGAACAGTTTTCGGAAGAGCCTCCTAAAGAAGAGGTGAAGTCGGAGGCGAAGTCGGAATCAAAACCTGAAGAGGTGATTGAGCCGGAAGTTAAGTCAGAGCTTTCTGACGATGACGTTCTTTCATATATTAAAAATAGGTACGATAAGCAGATAGACTCTGTAGACCAACAAACTACTTAGAGAGTATTTAGTTGCTACTGAGAAAGGACTTGATGCTGAGGATATTGATACGCTTATGGAAGCATATACGTATGATGAAGACCTCGACGATGAGTCTGCTATCAAAAAGACTAAACTCTCAAAGAAAAAAGCTATTGCTAAAGCTAAAGACTATTTTGAGTCAGAGAAAGAAAAATACAGGATGCCCCTTGAGTCGAGTGGGAGTCCTGTTTCTACAGAAGACCAAGAGAAGTTGGATGCATATAAGCAATATGTTAAACAGACATCGGACTACGAAGAAGGTTTGAAAAGAAAGCAAGAATGGTTTCGCAAACAAACTGACGAAGTTTTCGGAAGTGAGTTCAAAGGTTTTGAGTTCACGCTTGACGAAGATAAGAAAGTTACTTTTTCGCCGGGAGATGCAGCTGAATTAAAGAAAGTCCAACAGGATGCTAGTAATTTCGTAAAGAAGTTTATTGACGATGATGGATTAATTAAAGATGCTGTAGGATACCACAGGTCGATGGCTATAGCGATGAATCCTGAAAAGTTTGCTAGGTTCTTTTACGAGCAGGGCAAATCGGTACAGGCCGATGATACTATGCGCAAGATGAAAAATACAGAGATGTCTATGCGCAAGACACCGGAGGTTACCACAACAGGAGGCACGCAAGTACGAGCTATGAACAATGACTCAGGTCGTGGCTTGAAAATTCGGAGTCGTAAAAAATAACTTTTAGATTTTAAAAACACATGGCTTTACAAGCAACACCGGGATATGACCTCCAACCGAGTGCTCAACAAATTCCCGTTTCATCAAACTATATCAACAACTTTGATTTCTTGAATCAGTATCTTCCGGATACTTACGAGAAAGAGTTCGAGAGATATGGTAACAGAACAATCTCTTCTTTCCTACGTATGGTAGGAGCAGAGATGCCTTCTAACTCAGACCTTATTAAATGGGCAGAGCAAGGAAGACTTCATACTAAATATGTACAAGTAGGTGCAGCAGTAGCAGCAGCAGGTCAGGATACTCAGGTATTCACTGTTAATGACCCTATTGCTCCTGCAGGAACTACAGCTTCAGCTACAGGCGGTATCGCTCTACGTAACAACCAAACTATTATGATTGTTTGGAATAACGGCGCAGGTTCTAACAAAGCTATCGTTAGTGCAGTAGATACTGCAGCGGGGACTTTCCAAGCTAACTACTACGAAGCAGCAGGTTCAGCAGCCGCTACTACAGGTGCACTTAACTCTGACGTTACTATCTTTATCTACGGTTCTGAGTTCAATAAAGGAGATGCCGGAATGGCGGGTTCTTTAGAGGCTGACGATTTCATCTTTGACAATAAGCCTATCATCCTTAAGGACACTTACGAAGTAAATGGTTCGGATATGGCTCAAATTGGATGGGTAGAAATAAGCACAGAAGATGGAGGCACAGGATACCTATGGTACTTGAAGTCAGAGCATGAGACACGTCTTCGTTTCGACGATTACTTGGAGACTGCAATGATTGAAGCTGTCCCTGCGGAAGCTGCTTCAGGTGCAGGTGATTTACTTCAGGGAACTGCAGCGGGAGCTTCACTAGCTAACCTAAACGGTTCTGATGGTATCTTCTATGTAGTTAATCAGCGTGGAAACGTATGGGCGGGTGGTAACCCAACTACTCTTGCGGATTTCGATACAGTTATTTCTCGTCTTGATAAGCAGGGTGCTATCGAGGAGAATGTACTATTTGTAAATCGTGACTTCGGATTCGATATTGACGATATGTTGGCTGCTCAAAACTCTTACGGAGCGGGTGGTACTTCATACGGACTTTTCGATAACGATGAAGAGATGGCGTTGAACTTAGGCTTCTCAGGATTCCGTAGAGGATATGACTTCTACAAGACTGATTGGAAATACTTAAATGACCCAACTATGCGCGGCGGTCTGTCTTCAGTGGCAGGTAGCGGTTCAGTAAACGGTCTTTTAGTACCTGCAGGTTCTACGACAGTATACGACCAAATCCTTGGAAAGAACGCAAAGCGTCCATTCTTACATGTTCGTTACAGAGCATCTGAGTCTGAAGACCGTCGTTACAAGTCTTGGATTACAGGTTCTGCAGGAGGGGCTCGTACATCTGACATCGATAAGATGCAGGTTAACTTCCTTTCTGAAAGAGCGGTATGTACTCTAGGAGCTAACAACTTTGTTATCTTCAATGCGTAACAAAATATAGGTAAGGAAGGGAGGCGTGTCTTTAAGGACACGTCTCCTGCCTTATTTTTTTTATAAAATCTTATTTAATCATGAATCAAAAGAAAGAGAAGTATGTCGACAGGACATACAAACTAACAAGGGATGCAGCACCCTTATCATTTATGCTGCCAACAAGGAACAGTCGTCGCTCACCACTTTTATGGTTTGATGAAGAGCGAGGTGAGAACCGCGCTTTGAGATATGCGCGAAACCAAAAGACACCATTTGAAGATGAGCAAGACGGTAACGCTATTGTCGAGCCTGTAATTTTTGATGATGGCTTCCTTCACGTTAATAGAACGAATCAAGTTCTCCAAA